TAAAAAAATCATAGTTTAGGATAACCAATTCGGTTTGCGGGATGGGTCACGAAGATAATTAGATGCAACCCAAGGTTTGCTGCCAATGTAATTCTTGTAAGCAGTAAAAGTGTCAATGCTTGTGTCATGTTTATATTCATCGGGCATTGCACGGGTGAAGGATGTAGGCGGTGGACAATCAGGGAAGATAATGTCAGCACACTCGATAGTATATTGACAACTATGTACCTTGTTGTACCTGTGTGTATATTCTGCACACAGTGCGAGACCGTGGTCAATTAACCAACGGAAATTAGTCTGTGCCCAGATAGTACAAGGATGATTACGAAATGCACCTTTGTCAGTTTTGTAAGGAGCACCATCTAACTTAGGTAATACACCGAAACCGTGACCCCACTTTTCTGATGCAACAATAGAAAGCATTTGACATGATTCTAGTGGCATCTTGACAATATGCTTGTCGGGTAATACCTGTGCAGAAGCAACAGGACTTGGGTCTGTAACAAAAATGTTCATTCGGATGATCGCCAGTCTTTTCTCATTTTAACATATATGTCATTTTTTGCAACCATGTCACGAACATTCTTAAATATTCTAGCAGACTTAGCAAAATGACAAGTAGCATGATCTTCTTCTTGGGGTATTACATTGCCTTCTTTATCATACTTTTTACCATCTCGGTGATTGGCATATCTCCTTGATCTAGTAAAACCCATCTCAAGAAACTTACGACACATATCCATACCTATAAAGTCTTCCTCTTCTAGGTAATCAAGGTACATGTCAAAGATAGTATGAGCAGACATCATTGCAATCTTTGGAGTCTTAAATCTCCAATGAGCACAGATATCGTTAGTATAAGGGCGAACCAATAGAACCCCTTGCTCCCCTCTTCCAATACGATATAGTTTACGAGTCTCCTCGTCTGTAAAGTCAAGTCTTTTATAATCGAGATCATAATCAAATTCTTTCATAATCAATAAACTGGTATTCAGTAAACTTATACACTCCAGTATAATCTGGAAACATTTCTCTGAGTCTTCTTGTGACAGCAAGTCTACGTTCAAAGCGATTCATTCTTTCAACTTCTCTAGTGTGTCTTCTTAATATACTCTTCATGTGTTTTATTTAAAATAACGATGCGTCCGTTTTCAATGATAAATTGTAACTCATCATCGTTACTCCACATAAGTTCTTCATACAATGCGTTTAATCTACGCATATCATCATACATGTCATTAGGCATTAGCGATTCATTTTGGTTTCTATGTTTTCTTTGATGCTACCCATGTCAGAATAAGAAGCATTCATACCTGACATGTTACCAGTATATCGGTCTGTGTGCATTACCTCATCAAATCCAGATCTTTCTAGTATCTTTCCTTTGATTTCTAATTGTTTCTTTTCCTTTTGTATACGTCTTAGAAACGCATAGTATATAATCTGTGTGAAATAAGCAAAAGGATTCTTTGATTTTTCTGGATTAAAGTTATCAATATACTGTAAACAGTTTTCAATACCATCACAAATCATATCTTCTCTAAACATATAGTTTACGAAGTTTGGTTTGTATGACAGGTGTGTTGCGATTTTTAAAAAACAAGATCCTATATAATTATTTACTCTAGGACGTGCTTCTCCAGCTTCCTCGGCAGCGTGAACTTGCTCACGATAAGCTGTTATCGCAGCGAGAAATTCTTTGTTATTTACATAGTACTCAGTTTTTTTTCTTTTCATTACTGCGTTGAATGATGTCTTTAGTATAGCAAATGAAAGGAGTTTTGTAAAGGTACTTGACAAACTGTTAGATAACCAGTACACTAACCGTGTAGCGGGTTTAAGTATGAAGCTAGCTTTTTTTAAAAATATCTTCTAGAGATTTTTTAAATTTGGACACCGACCCGACGTAGCCTGACTTTCTAGGCAACTTGTCTGCAGTGTTTGCTAAGGTTTGACCACTCTTCATTCTCTCTAATGTTTTTATATAAAATTCTTTAATAGTAGGATCTATCTCAGACATTGTTACAATATGTTCTCTATTCATAACAAACATATCCTCAAACGTCGCCGACATCCATTCCTTGAATGCAAAACCAGCAATTTCCAAAGCACCCTTTCTTGACCTCTGCATTTCTACAAGAAGAGGATCTTCTAACATAACCTTATCTTCATCTTCAAGATAGATAACCTTTGCTACTATCTCTTCACCAGTTACGATTTTTATTGTTGAATAAAATTCTTCGTCTTTCATATTAGTTTGCTCTAAGGTTTACTCTTATAACTTCATACTTAAAATTTTCAGTATTGTATATGTTTACTCTTTCATTCAAATGTTTCAACGTGTAGTTCTGACCACCAATATCATCAGCAACATCATAGAGAGTTGCTATGTCCTTACCTTCTCCTTTCCTGAGAACTCTACCGATTGATTGTAGGTTTCTGATTCTGGACTTTGATGGTGAAGCGAACACGATGTTGTGAAGACGCTTAATGTTAATTCCAGTTGAGAAGGTGCCGTAAGAGGCAACGATGATTGCATTAGATTCCGTCTCTGTTAGATTGCGTACTTCTTCCCTATCTTCTACGTCAGTTCCTCCGTGTACAAAAAATACTTTACGTGAGGATTCTACATTATTATTTATCAATTCGTATAATGGTGTACCATGCTTTTCTACATAGTTAAATAGTACTAGGGTGTTACCATCTAGGTCCTTGACTAGATTCTTTATGAGGTTATTTCTACCTTTATGCTCCACAAGATATTCTATTTCATCTTGATATGTCTCGAAATACTGAGGAGCATGTTTACAAAGTAGGATTTTTATCCTAAAATTAGAAAGGTAACCTTCCTTGATTAGATCATCTGTTTTAGTTACTTGTTCACACTTGCCAAACAAACCTTCTAGTACCCACTTGTGAGTCTTACTCCCATCTAGAGTACCAGTAAAACCAAACCTATACTTGGCATTGTGTAACTTAGTCATGATACCTGTCAATGACTTTGACTTAAAGAGATGTGCTTCGTCACCAATTACGCAATCTATATCATCAAAATATCTTTTAGGAAATTTGTAGATAGATTGCCAAGTTGATATTATAATAGGTTTTTCAGTATTCTTATCCTTACCACTATAAATTTTATGAACATGAGCAGCAGCATTCCACCCGTAAGAAATAAAATCATTGACCATCTGCTCAACGAGGGATGTAGTTGGGACGACTATAAGTATCTTCTTTGCGGTGGCAGCATAGTATCTGACTATGGCGTAGATCATGAGGGATTTTCCAGATCCCGTAGGAGAAAGTAACAACTTACGATTGTTCTTTATTGCTTCATAGACAGCATGATATTGATAATCTCTAGGTTCTATCTTAGAGATTTTTTTCATGTATTGTTTTACTGCTGGTAATGAGATTAATTTATTGTCCTGACTTATATCTCCATACCAATCATTATTTTCATACTCTACAATATATTGTTTCTCTGCTGCCCACACCTGTAGATGATCTAACAACCCATGATACAAATCTCCTGTAGCAGGGGAGTATAGACGTATGGTTCCATCCCAGTATTTGTATCTAGGATTCTTTTTTAAATACTTTGCTTCTGGAACTTCAAATGTAAAGTAGTCCGCTAATTCTCTATGGACGTACTCTTCATCAGAATGAATAGTTATATAAACTTCATTCTTTTTCTTTACTGTAAGATGTGTCATTACTGTCCATTAACAAATTTCTCCCACTCAATGGCACTCTTCACTTGAAAACCTCTGTTTGAAATTTGTTTCATAACTTGATCTAGAAAATATAGCATTTGATCTAGATACTTGATCTTTGCTTCTAGGTTGATGATCTCATCATCAGACTCTAGATAGACTTTCATCTTTTCAGTTGTTTTTATATGAGATCCAAATGGTTTAGCAGCATACGTTTTAGCATCTGCTTCACCAGAATAATACTCACGTTTTTCCTTTACTAATTTACGAATTTCAAACTCTAAAGAAGTTTTAATCTGTGATATGTCAGTGTAATGGTTTAAGTATTTATTGTGTTGAAAAGGTATGTCTAATGCAAGTTGTCCTAGATCAGCACTGTATTCTTTATTCTTAAATTGAAAGTCTACATGACTATCTTCTGCCCAATCATTTCTTAACTTGTCAAATTTATTACGAAGAGATTCAAAATTCATATTTGCTTAAATGTCTTATCACGTAGGAAGAACTGCTGATGTTTGAATGTTACGTTAGCAGTAATGTATTCTACATCTCCTATTGTAGCATCAAATTGCAAATTTGTCAGTGCTACAGGGAATAAATTTTGATAGTCTACTACAAATGCGGGGTTGTATTGACTCGTAGTAATTAATAATTGTCCGTTGGTAAATATATCTTTCTCTGGTGTCTCACGTGCCATTTGATCTGCGTTACCATTGTCACGCATCCATTTGTATATACTGTTATAGTTTTTTAAATCCTCATCTACAATAAAGGTTACTGATAGATCACCAAACTCTACTCCTCCACCAGGTATGATAGGCAAGTTTCTAAATTGACTTGCTACCTGTGTTGTAGGCATGTTAATGTCAGGAAGGTTTGCTGATTGACAAAAGAAATCCACTCCTTCAAACTTTTCTAGTTTAAGGATAAAACCAATAGGGTTTAAAAAATTCCTATTGGTTGGTTGTTCTTTGTACCAATCTGCTCCGCCTAAAGGCATGTTAATATCTCGACTACTTATTATTTATCGAGTTATAATTGAGTTACTACCTGTTCTTTAATTGCGTCTACTACGTCTTTTACAATACTTACGTCAATACCCATAAAAGGAGGTATCAGTCCTAGAGTTCTAAACAGACCATCGGCGAACAGTGCCATGAATGCAAATCCAAGAACCATGCTAATCTGACCAGCGTTTCTATTGTGTTGGTTGATAGCAAAATCTATCATCTCACTAACTTCTTCTTTGCTAACCATAGTTTGCTTCTTGGTTGTAAAAGAATTTTTAGTTGGAGGTTTTCTTAGTTTTTTAGAGATTAAATCTCTACCGTATTGAGATAATACCATGATTGTAATTTGATAATTGTATTATAACAGAGAATTAGTTTATTGCCAATACTCATCTAGGACATCGAAGGTCTTGTTTAGATACTCGTTAGCACCTATACATTCCCATTTGCCTTTTTCCCCAATCTCACATTTGTAATGCAGTTCTCTTTTGAGTTGCATAAGTCGATTGGTCATGGCGACTTTATCGAGTCTACCGTTCATCTTTTTTCTGTATATCTACAATACTATTTAAGCATAAAAAAAGGGATCCCGTAGGATCCCTGTGTGTGTCCCCTAACAATGTTGGGGAATTTTCCATAATTTGGTAATACGCATTACCATATTTGGGATTAAGTTAAGTTAGCAACTCTAACTCTTCTGTAGTACTGGTTCTTACCGTGAGTAAGAGCTTCAGCATCAGGAGTGCTTCCGTTAAGTACAAATGGGTTAGCAACCATACCGTATCTAGTCTTGAAACCAATTTTTGGTTGGAAGGTAGATGGGTCGATGCTTCTTAACATCTGTAGGGGAACATATGGACAATAGAATAATCCAGCATCGTAAGGTGATGTACCTTTGTATCCTACAACATAGTAGTGTGTATTAGATACGTTTGCTGAATAAGGATCAACATAAACTTTAATGCGACCATTCATTGTACCAACTAAAAGGTTACCTGTGTCGTCTA